CTGATGCAGAGATCGAGGCAATGCGGGCGCGTAACGAAGAAGCCATTAAGCAGTGCATTAAAGAGATGGGCGAGAAGTGGGTTCTTCATAAATCACATAGTGTCAAACATCTATGAGCGCAAACAACCATCAAGTCGGAGGAAACCACTATGCTAGAAATGCTATCCAGCCATGGGATTACATTGTTGCCAATGACCTTGGGTACCTTGAAGGCAATATTGTTAAGTACATCTCAAGATGGAAACACAAAGGTGGAATTGAAGACTTGCGAAAAGTCCTCCATTACACAGAGAAGTTAATTGAAATAGAACTACATAAAGAGGAAATAAAATGAGCGTCTATAAGAAGCTACAAGATGCCCGTATTAAGTTGCAGAATACGGAGCTAAAGAAGTCTGGCCATAATAAGTTTGCTGGGTACAAGTACTTTGAGCTGGGTGATTTCTTGCCTGCGATTCAAAAAATCTGTGCTGAGATGGACTTATGCGGTGTCGTATCGTTTAACCATGAGATGGCGTTCTTGCAGATCATAGACACAGAAGATGGTACTTCAATCATGTTTACATCTCCTATGTCTAGCGCCGCTTTAAAGGGCTGCCATGACGTTCAAAACCTTGGGGCGGTACAGACCTATCTGCGTCGTTACTTGTGGGTCAATGCCTTTGAAATCGTAGAGCATGACGCCCTAGACGCCGTTATGGGAGAAGACTTACCAAAAAAGCCTAATGCAGTAGTCGCGCCAGTGGCTGCTGCTAAAACACAGCCAGCAGTAGCAAGCGTTAAGCTTGATAAAAAGGTCGAGTTACCGGGTGAGTGGACGTTAAAACCCATTAACGAAAAAGGAACAGTAGAGGAATGGATGGCTGGATTAAAGGTTGGTACTACAGCGCTCTTGCAGCTTGCCACTAAGACTGATGACGTAGCCAACATTTTTAAAGTAAACCGCTCTTTGTTTGACCGAGCAAAAGAATTAGACCCTGCATTCTATGCAGAACTGATGACTAGTTTTACAACAACCAAAAAATCATTAACAAAGGAGTAGTAACATGGATTTTCTAAATAGAGGTGCATTATTTATTTCATCACAGCGCAAGTCGGATAAGGCTCCAGAATACTTTGGAAGCATCAAGCTTGACCGCGCCTACATTAAAGACTTGTTAAACAAGACTGACGAAGATGGCATTGAAGTAAAGCTATCCGGCTGGAAAAAACCTACCAAGACTGGCGGTACATTCTTATCTTTATCAGTAGATACATTCGTTAAGACTGGCGCGCCTGCTGCCAAACAAGAGGAGCGTGATCCATGGGCGTAACTAAAAAAGCAACTGTTGTTGCTAAAACGGCAACTAAAAAACGTGGTCGTCCAGCGGGTTCCAAAAACAAGATACCGGCTTGGCCATTTCCTGCACCAGAAAAACCTGTTGATTGGGAAAAGCTTGCTAAACGATTGCAAGAAGCACTTGCCGCACAGATTAAAGAAGCTGATTCCTACAAGAAATTGTTTGAGGATATGCAGAAAAACTCTAAGTCGGTATCTTTACTTACTTTTTGGCAGCGTATTAAGCTTGTGTTTACAGGATCATACTAATGGAAACCAGTCAGTTTGAAGGCAAGAAAGTCGCTCTCAAGCAGACTAAGGATGGCCATGTACTTACCCTATCCATCCACCCTGACGAGATCCCAGAAGAGATTCTGCGGGATTTTGTAGGGGCTAGGTATATGGTGGTCATGGTCAGACTGGCTGATACTGAGGTTCCGTTTAATCGCGAAGAGTTTACGGGCGCTAAGCTAGTAAAGGCAGCCGGAATGGTTTGTAGAGATAAACAGTTTTGGGATTTCCTGTATGAGGAAGGTCACATTTTTACCAAGAATGAACCAGAAGCTACTGAATGGTTATACGATTATCTAGGCGTTCCATCCAGGGCAGATTTAAAGACCAACCGACAAGCTCAAGCGCTGTTTGAGAAACTTAATGAGGAGTTTAAGCAATGGAAAAATTAGTTCCATACAGCCTGTATTTACCGGCTGAAGATGTAAATAAGTTGCGGGAAATGGCCAAGACGCGCAGAGCTGCATCCTTTGTACGCGACGCTGTATCGTCTGCATTTGAAAGCCGAGACCATTACAAGAGCGGTTATAACAAAGGATTAAGAGATGCCTGTACGGTTATCAACGGTTCTAAAGAGGCAGCTATGATTGCTGTACATGGCCGGGATTTAAATTCAATCCTTACTGAACAAATTCAAATGTTAGAAGACAATGGAAAATAAAGATAAGGAATACATGCGGTTCTTGGCAGCCTGCTTTGCATTAGTAAACTGCGGGAATCCATCTTCTGCGGTTAAAATGGCAGATGAATTAATAGAAGAGCTTGACTCCGACAAAATCGTTACTGGCGGTATTATTGATATTGTTCCCAAAAGAAAACGCACCCGCACTACTAGTTAATGAACGTTATATTGTTTTGCACTGCACTATTGATAGCTCTATTTGCCTGGGTTTTAAATACCAGCATAGAGCCGTCGGTGTATTCCTGTTACGAAGTAAATAAGCAGAGTCCACAAGAGGTACAAAAGCTCTGCACCCAAGCCAAAAGGACTAGGCCATGGATGAATTAGAAGAGGCTATACTAGCATTGAAAGCTGCTGGATGGGCAGCACCCAGCTACACAATACTAGATAACGGAGTCGTATATTTTGAGTACGGACAAAAAGAACAGCATCCTTCAGTTCATAGCGAAGAACCCAGGAGTGACGTCGGTTGACATTAATGTTGGCCTTAGTAGATCTTCTGTGGGCGCGCATGCCAGGGCGCTAATGGACGCTGGAATGATTGTAAAAGATCATGCCAATGGTTGGCATATTGCAAATGGATTTGTAGTTGATATAGAACCTAAAAGCATTACTCCAATAGACATCGCTGGGGAATTCATCCGAAAGATGATTGATGTCAAATGATCAACGAAAATATTTTTCGAGTCTTGCAGACCTCGGCTGCATACTTTGCAGGCATCTCGGCTACGGACAATCGCCTGCGGAGATACATCATATACGGCGGTTTGGAGGCAAGCGCGACAACTGTAAAGTCATACCTCTCTGCACCGAACACCATCGAGGAAATACCGGTGTTCACGGCCTTGGACATAAAGGATTTGACAAACATTATGGTATTACCGAAATGGAACTATGGACCGAATCGGAGCAAGTACTACACGAGAAGAATGAAACTTCAAGACTCTTTAAGAAGTGAGAGGGGAAGCGAAGAACTAAGCTATGTACTTAATGTTTAAAGGTGTTAGGACTTTTCCTGTCCACCTCTCAAAATTAGTTTACTACAACTCTAGTGGATCAAAGCCCAATTCATCAGATATGACCTTGGTACGGCGCCTAAACTCTGCGTCGTGGTGAGTCCAGCGGTTTGTCTTCCATCTACTCATGTGAACGGCCTCGTGGCAGAGGACACGTATGACGGTCGATAAATGACCGCATTTTTTAGCTGAAATAGTAATGGTATGTTCGTGATCACCGCCATCATCGTAGTAATAAGTACCCATAACTTCTGGATCTTGATCCACAATAAAGTTTACTTCTTCTGGTAGCGGCATAGGCCAGCGAGCAAACGGCTTCATACAGTAGATTGCACTGTATAAATTCCGTAATATCGCTGGAGTTAATTTCATCAATATAGTTTTTTATTGCAATACAACATTACAATTCCAAGTCTACTTTTAAGAACATAATCCCGCCCTGTAAAAGTAAACCACCAAAAACGCTTCGTAAACCAAAGACGCACATCCAACCAAAATACAGAAATATGCTGTAAAGGATATTTCATACCTTATTTATGCAGCCACGGAACTCTACCTCTCCCTCGCCGCATACCTGTATAAGTTCTGGAAGCATTAGTCTACCACGCTCAAACGACAGCAGGGCAAAGCCTTCTCGCCAGTCTTTAGGGTTATCTTCAGTATAGGCCATGAACTGTTCTCCATGGATGTTCGCTAGGCAGCCTGTTTGGACGCCATAGCGGGTTCCGTTGTAGTCGGTGAAGGGTTGTACTGCCAAATTGTGTGTGTGGCCTGTAATGATGTTACAGCCCGAATTAAGGGTATTGGCACGACCAGCTCCAAAGCCACCCTTCCAACGGTGCTTAATCACGGTGTCTTCGTTAACCCAATATGACCAGCATGGTTTCCATAGTGGAAAATGGTCTTTAAGGGTAAACCCTGCTACGCCTTCGTATGTACCCATTTGGGCTGATAGGAAGGTCTCAAAGCGGGCGTCATGATTACCCAAGGTCCATATGAGTTCAGCGCCTATAGCAGCTTTCTCAATGCCAGCCATCATCTCTTGACAGGCTTCTAATTCTTCTTTAACAGTTGGGGTCTTCTCCCAGCCAATACGGGCATGGCGGCTTGCCTGAGAACCGTCGAACATATCTCCATTGGCCACTACGACCTGTGGGCGAAACTCTTTGATGATCATCAAAAGAGCTTTATATGCGGTGCTTACATCATCAGGCCAGAAATGAGCGTCCGAAAAGACTACCACTCTACCTTTTTCCATTTCTATACCACGGCGAGAATGACCGGGCGTTTGCTGTAATTTTTTAAGACTGGATTCCCTAGCATCATTATGCGTAGGTAATTCCATATTACGCTTGACTTCAATTGTTCGTCGTCGGTTATATACTGACCGAACATTGACCTTATGCTTTTCAGCAAACTTTTGTGGACTTCCCAGTTTCATCCATTCTTCAATAAACTGATCATCAGTTAAAGCATATCCGGCTGGCATAGTTTCCTCTCTTATGGTTACAGAGTTTTTACCATAAGTAAATTAAGAAATCATTATATTTATATGATTTATAAGGGAATATCCCTATTTTGTTGCGCTTTCGTATTCTTTATTAAATGTTGCCATTTTATTTTTCTTTAATTCTTCAATCTGTTTAATCTGAGCAGCAGGCGCATTTTTAGCTATTAGATCACGTTTTCTTTTGTTGAGATCAGATATTTCATTCTCTACTCTGTTTGCTTTTCTCCACAAACGCGCCTCAGGATGATCCCTATAAATGCTTTCGGTACCTTCACGTCGTTCTGTGCGGCCTTTAATTTCTCTTTCAAACTGAGAAAGTTGAGTTACACGGTCATAGAATTTACCAGCCTGAGCAGCTTGTCCAGCAGCATCGCCATAGAATCTACCTAATACTGGGATTTTGTATGGAGGAACTTCTTCTCCTTTTCCTAAAGCAGAAGCGGATTGTTCAATTTTTAATAACTCGCGGCCAATACCACCAGTTACTTGACCAATTACATAATCAATTTGATCTGGAGTTGGAGACCAGCCACCCTTACGATCTTCATTGCCACCAGATATAAAGTTTAAAAATCTAGATAATCCTTTAGCAACAGCAGAAGCTGTATCTTTGGCACGAGTATGACCAGGAGATGGAGCATTTTCTTTATCTAATCTTGCAATAGGACGACCAAATGCATCGCGATTTTCTTTTAATGCAGCCAATGGATCTAACGCAGTAGGAGAAACCATTTGTAATAAACTTTCTGATCCACCTAATGGGTTAAATGAATCAAATATCATAGCCAAAGCATGGGTTAATTTCTTGCTAGCATCCTTACCACCACTAAGCATTAATTCAACCGCAGTGCGGCCTAGGTTCGGCAGAATGTTTAATCCAAACGGCATTGGAATAGTAATGTATTTTTTATCTGTTCCTGGAACAGGAATAATTAAGTTCTTATCGCGAACAAATGGAGGCGGTTGATCATCATCAAAGCCAGCCAACGCTAGGGCTAAAGCTTGTATGCCGCCTAATGCTAGGCCACCATAAATAATCTTTTTGCCTGCTGGGCCACGCAATGTTTCAATAGTACGAGCCGTACCTTGAATAGATGAGTTAAAGAATCCCCATAAAGCAGAAGCTTCTTGAGTACTAGCGCCCCGTTTATTGAAGTTTACAGAGATAGTCTTTGCTAACAATGCGCCTTTATCTTTAGTTTCTTCTTCAGTTTTACCAAGCTTATTCTCAAGCGCAGTCTGATATACAGCTAAACGTACCGCATTTTCAAATGCATCGTTAAGATCTGTTAACAAATCAAACGCGCCCATCAAAGCTTTTTTAGCAGGACCAGCTTCAATCTTAGCTAAGGTGTCTTCAATAATCTTATGTTGCTCGCGTTTTTGTTGATAGGAATCGCGGTAACCAGTCTGGCCGCCGTGAGCTTGCATATCAGCAAATTGTTTACCAATATCGGTATCTTGAGCTTGACCACGAGTCTCTTTGCGTAATGCTTGATATACAGGTATTAAGTTAGCAAAAGATCTTTTAATAACTTCCTTTTGTTTTCCGGCTAGAGCA